CACTATTCCCCACTAGTCTCTCCTGATATATCAGTGGAATGATCCAAGTTATCCACAATGTTATCCACAAGCTGTGTATATGTTGTGGATATCTATGTAAACGGTTACATATATGGGTGGAAAAAAATGGATACCCCCTAGGGTATGCCGTATTCTGTCTAGTGGTATACATGTAGGTATACCTATACCGGTAGGGGTATGGTGGTTAGGTTAGCCTACCCTAACTGACCCCTCATTGTTAATAATGGCCGCCCACCTACTATATATATATACCCTATTCGGTTGTGCATGATATTGTTTTAGTGGGGTGTTATGTCCGTTTTGTCATAGTTTAATGTAACAGTTTGGTAACGATTTGAATAAATGCCATTTTTTTTGTCACAACTGTCAGGTTTTTCGAGGAATACTATAGTAGTAGATAAAATAATTATTATAGTATTATAGCCCGCCCAGAGAGGCGGGCGTTACCGTATAGTTATTATTATTATTGTTATATTAAAGCAGCCCTCTGGGGGGCTGCTGTTTGTTTATTGTTACGGTAAGCCACTCACCGCAAGCCGTGGCTTTAATATGTTTTATGGTTGTTTCGGACCCCTTCACTGGTGTCCTCCACAACCCCCCTATTTACCCTGCCAAGGCTCACATGCCACCGCCTTGGCTTAATGTACTGTTGGAGGTTGTTTATGGCTAATGCAGGCCGTAAACAAGGCTCTGATTTGGATCAGGCTAAGAAAGCTTTCCTGGAACTTTTTAAAGATGGCATGACTATCTCTAATGCTATGAAAGCCGTGGATCGTTCTATTTCTACATATGAGCGTTGGCGGCGTGATGATGAAGAATTCGTGTCTGCCGTGGAGCGGGTCAGGAATCTTCGTAACGGTGTGGCTGGCCCTAAACCTGTACGTGAGGTTTTGTCTTTCCCTGAGTTTTCTGAGAAGTATTTGGATGCGAAAGTTTTCCCTCACATGCAGAATGTGGTGGATTTGATTGAAGGTAACGACCCTTCTTGGGTGCATCCGTCTATGGTGTTTGAGAAGGGTGAACGCGACCTGGTGATGGTGAACATGCCACCGGAGCACGCGAAAACTACGTCTATCACAATCAACTATGTGGTGTATCGGATTTGTATGGACCCGAACATCAGGGTTATTCTCGTGTCGAAGACGGCTGAGATGGCTAAAAAAATGCTTTACGCTATCAAGACTCGTTTAACTCATCCCCGTTATGAGGCGATGATTGAAGCCTACGCCCCTCTAGGAGGGTTCGATAAGGATTCTGAAGCGTGGAATCAGACAATGATTTACGTGTCAGATAATGCTCGTGATTCTGGCGAGAAAGATCCAACTGTTCAAGCACTCGGTATACGTGGTCATATTTATGGTGCCCGTGCCGATTTGATTATCTTGGACGATACAGTGGATCTTACTAACGCCCACGAGTTTGAGAAGCAGATTGACTGGTTGCAGTCGGAAGTTATTTCCCGTATTTCAGCATCCGGTTCAATGCTTGTCGTGGGTACCCGCCTCGCCTCTAAAGACCTGTATAGGGAACTTAGGGACGAGAGCAGGTATCCTGACGAGGATTCGCCTTGGTCATACTTGTCGATGCCTGCCGTTTTAGAGTTTAATGATAAAGAGAAAGACTGGGTTACGTTGTGGCCTAGATCTAACCAGCCTGAACCTGGGTCTAAGATTGAAACCCAGGAAGCTGACGCTGAAGGTTTCTATGCTAAATGGGATGGTCCCCGTTTATCTAAGAAACGGCGCAGGGTTTCCCCTCGTGCATGGGCTATGGTGTATCAGCAGCAGCAAGTGTCTGAAGATGCCATTTTTTCTCCTGACGCTTTAAAGGCTGCCATTAACGGTAACCGTATGGCTGGTCCTATACCTAAAGGTATGGTGGGTCAGCGGATCAACGGTATGGATGGTTTGATTATTGTTGCTGGTTTAGACCCTGCAACGTCTGGTCATACTGCTGCCGTAGTTATGGGTTTGGATATTCAGACACAGAAACGTTACTTGCTGGATGTGTACAATAAGGCTGGTATAACGCCTGAAGCGATGCGCGACATGATTAAAGAACTCACTGTGAAGTATCGTATTAGTGAATGGCGTATTGAACGTAACGGTTTTCAAGGTTTCCTTGTGCATGATCGGGAGTTGAACGAGTTTTGTTCCACCCGTGGCACTATTATTAAACCCCATTTCACGGGGCAGAATAAACATGACACTGATTTTGGTGTCGCTTCAATGACTTCACTGTTTAGTAACTGGCAGAATAAAAACCAGTTGATTGAATTACCGTCCACTCATGGGCAAGAATCATGTAAACAGTTAGTGGAACAGTTAGTGACTTGGGCACCTGATGCCCCGAAGACACAGAAAACGGATATTGTGATGGCAATGTGGTTTGCCGAGCTTTCCTGCCGTGACCGTGTAGTAATGAATTCTAGTTATACACGTTCCCATGTTAAAAACAGTTTCCTTACACCGTGGGATCGTAGGCAACAAACCACTGTGAGTCTTCTTGAGGCGGAAGCGGCTAACGCTTTCACCAGTATCGGTGCTTGAAAGGTTTATGAATGACTGCAATGTTTAACGAGACACCCGACACGGGTTCAGATAATCCCCGTTTGCGGGAGATCCGTGCCCAGTTTGACAGGTTGAAGTCTGCTAACACTGCCCGTGATGGGCGTATGCAGGATGTTCTTGCTGTGCGACAGGGACGTATGCGGGATGTGTACCCTGACTTGTTCCCTGAAGGTCCTTTCGATAAAGGTATCGTGGCGAACATGATTGATGTGGCTGCCCGTGACTTGTCTGAAGTGCTCGCACCACTGCCTTCATTCAACTGTTCATCCTCGAAAATGATTTCCGATAGTGCCCGTAATTTCGCGGAGAAGCGTACACGTATCGTGAACGGCTATTTGGATCATTCCGAGATACAGACACAAATGTATACTGCCGGTGACCGCTATTTCACGTATGGTTTCGTGCCTTCTATGGTTGAAGTTGATATGGAATCACGTATGCCACGTATCGTGTTCATGGATTCTATCGGCGCATACCCTGTGTTTGACCGTTGGAATCAAGTCAAGGCTGGCTTCTTCTCGTTCTATAAGAACCGTGACGAACTTGTTGCCATGTATCCTGCCGCAGAAAACGTTATTAAAGGCAACTCGTATTCAGGTAATGAACTTGTCGAGGTTGTACGTTACCATGATGCCAAGATTGATTTACTGTTTCTACCTACCCGTAACGGTATTGTTCTTGAATCAGCAAAAAACCCTATCGGTGAATGTCTAATCGAATGGACTAAACGCCCAGGTGTTGATGCGGAATCGCATGGACAGTTTGATGACGTTCTTGCTGTACAGGTAGCCAAGTCCCGTTTCGCTTTACTGTCACTCGAAGCTGCACAGAAAGCAGTACAGGCACCAATCGTTCTGCCACCTGACGCGCAAGAACTATCCTTGGGTCCTGATTCTGTTATCCGTACCGCTAACGGTGAACGTGTACGCCGTGTACCTATCGAAGTACCACAGTCAGCATTCGCCCAGCAAGGTGTATTGGATCAGGAACTACGTCAAGGTTCACGGTATCCTAATGCTCGCGGTGGCGAGATTGATGCATCCGTTGTTACTGGTCGTGGCGTACAGGCACTCATGTCAGGGTTTGATACACAGATCCGTACAGGGCAATCCATGTTTGCCCGTACCTTCCAGAACCTTGTACGTAAAGCACTTAAAGTTGATGAGATGCTTTTCGGTGCAGAATCTAAAACCCTCCGTGGCAATAGTGACGGTACACCGTATGAGATTCGTTACCGTCCAGAAGTTGATATTAAAGGCGACTACACGGTTGATGTACAATACGGTTTGATGGCTGGCCTTGACCCTAACCGTGCCCTCGTGTTTGGTTTGCAGGCTCGTGGTGACCGTCTAATTAGCCGCGACTTCTTGCGCCGCCAAATGCCGTTCGCGCTTAACGCCACTGAGGAAGAACAACGAGTGGATGTTGAAGAAATGCGTGACGCATTGAAGCAGGCTGTTGCTGGATATGCCCAAGCAATACCAGTGTTGGCTCAATCCGGTCAAGATCCCGGTGAGATTCTTGCACGACTATCAACAATTATTCTTGGTAGGCAGAAAGGTCAACCTATCGAGAAAGTGGTTAACGAGGCTTTCGCCCCTAAACCACCCCCCGAAGCCGCCGCACCGGGGGTTGACCAGCTAGGTGTGGGACAAGAGACAGGTATGGTCGGTCCCCCTGGTGAAGGTCCTCCCGGTGCCGGTGCTGAACAGGGTGCTGAAGGCTTATCGTCTAGCGGTTTGATGCGTGGTGTTGCACCCGGTCAAGCAGGTATGCCTGCTGGTGGTCGTCCTGATCTTCAAATGCTTATGGCATCTCTTGGTGCTGGTGGCGAAGCAAACCTTTCTGCTGGTGTCAGCCGCAGAATGCCGATATAGGAGTAGCGTATGTGTGTGAGTTGTGGATGTTGGATGGACCCTACAGGTAAATCTGGTGGGGACGGTAACCATCCCGAAGATTCAACTGTTATGCCGAATGTTAAAACCACCAAGTCTTCTTTAACTTGGTCTGAGAAGGGAAAATAAATGAGTGGCGGTAAAATTACTGTACAGAAAGTTGTACCGGGCAACCTTGTTGTCAACATTACTCGAACAGATGCTGTAGCGGTAACCGTAAAGAACGAGGCAGGATCAACAATTTCCATGCCTGACACGATTACTGCATCAGCAACATATGTTGTTCCAGTAGACACAAGTTACACTATTTCAGTTAAGCGTAACAATGTTGAAATTGCTAACACCCCTGATGGCACTCGTGTCATTGAAATTAAAGGCGGTCAAACACTCGTGTTTGCCCCAGCCCCTGACGCTACATCTATTACGTCAATTTCTGAGGTTGGTGCAGCAACACAAGCAGCACAAGCAGCAGCCGGTTGGATTGTTCTTCCTAATGTTGAACTTGATGAAGAAGATGAACCCGTTGATGGTCCTACTGGTGTTCCTGTTATTGCTTGGGA